ATCAGAGGAGGATACATGTAGCATTGCGCTGGGCACGAAATTTCCGCCCACGCCGAACTGAGCGTCGGAAGCCAAAGTAGCCTTAATGGAGCTTCCAATACGAAATGTAATAGGGAGGCCGCTAGCAGCATTAATATCCGTCTGTCCGTTTGATCGCTGTATTAGGGAAAAATTGGTGGAATTCGCATTGTCCACATGAGCAAACATTGCCTTATCGTTCATGGTGGCTCCACCGGCACCAAGACCGATATGTGCTCGCCCGATGAGAGCAGAACTATCTGTATCCGAAGAAACCGAAATACCTGTTCCGTCAAAAGTGAAGTTAGCAGAACCAGCAAATGATCCAGCATTATTGTACTGTACTTGAGTGTTGGCACCGCCGGGGGTTCCGCCGCCGCCGCCACTGCCAACAGAGGAGCCGTTAAGAGTAAGAGAACCGGTAATGTCTACTGAGCCAGTAAACTGATGGACGTCAACGTCCTTGTCGGACCCCACAATTGTACTGCCTGCTATATCCGCTCTTGATGGTTTAAATCCGCCCATGATTTGTCCTCTATTTTAATTATTCTGTAATTCCAGACCCAGTGAGATGAAACATCTGCTCGCTTCCAATGCCAGTAACTTCCGCAAACACTGTGTAAGAAGCATTTCCAGCGGTGCCGTCGTCACGAGAAATATATATTTCGTTACATTTCACATTCATCGTGATGCTGTCTTTGTTAGCCGTCAAGATGACAAAGTGATTCCCAGTGGCGACGTTGCCGGCTGCTAAAGGGGCAAAATGAATGCGTATATCCGGAGCCTCGCCAGAACCCGAGAGCCTGTTCATGACTGTGATGGATTTAGTGACGCCCGGAAAGCTGATCTGGTCCTCTCCCCCGTTAGCCAGGGTAGTAGAGCCTGTAATGTATGGATATCCGGACACCTGATAGGAGCCTACGCTTCCTAAGCCGGAAAATTGGTGAGTATAATACCCTGTTGTATCGGGTGATGTAGCCATTTATTACGACCTCCTCTTTTTATATCGATCCCTAGGCTTAAGTAGTTCTTCTCTACGCCTATTCACCTTGTTGATCAATCTTTGTCTTTCTTCTTTTTGCTCCCTGCGTTTCTCGCTAGGGGATTTGAAGTAGCGCCTGTTGCGCAGCTCGTCGATGATGCCCTCTGCCTTAACTAGCTTACGGAAGCGTCGAATCATGCGTTCGGGATCGCCGTTATTATCTTGTGCCCGGACCACCACAGAGGGCTCAAGTATTTTATTTCTTCTCTTTCTCATATTTTTTACTTTCTTGTTGCGGTAGCAACAGATGACCAGCTTCCAAAGCCGGGTATATTAGATATATCTACACCGGGGTCGCCGGGGGCAACGCCCGAAAGAGCGCCCTGACCGCCGCTATCCTTAATTGGAGTTGTTCCCTCAAAGAGTTCGGGATTAGCAAACCTTTTCTTGACATCTTCATAGGAGTTTTTACCCATAGCATTAAGAATTTGTCTTTTTGTTTCCGCCAGTTGCTGCTTGGCGGGTGGCGATGTTTTTTGGCGGTGCGGCTGTGATTGCTCTTGTATTAAGGAGGGAGCACCCATACCTTGGACCACCTCTGATACGATGCCCGAAAGCATACCTTCCTCAAAGATCACCTCTCGGACACACTCTTTAATAATATTTTTAAGTTCCGACTTTTTCATTATAACCTCTTTCTTTATTCGCTTCCCAAAAAGTCATTTAGGGCACGATTGATTCTATCTGCTTTAGTCAGATGTGTTTTAATTTTATTTTCAGCTACCAAAAAAGCGCCAGTTGTGCTAGGTTCCGAGACCAGATCAAAACACAACAGTTGGAAGTCGTCCTCTACCATGGTAGCGCCGCCTTGCTGTCGTGTAGATCCCAGACCCCGGCTAGAAATGCCCAACTGAACGCCTCCTTCTACGAGTTGTTTGGCTATCTGCCCCGCCGGGGTATTAAGAATTTTCATCTTGCCCATAACATCGTTACCTTTCCACCACACCTCAGTGATCACATGGCTGGCGTTTTTAAGCTCTACTACCGAGCTATCGGGATGATCCAATTCCCCAATGGCACGCCCTTCCCTAACCAGTTTTTCATAGTTTTTCATTTCTCTTTCAAGAATAGGCTTAGGGTAGATTCGCCCGTTACCGTTTTTGGCTTCGGCACACTGGATCTTGCCGGCTACAATAAGATGCGTGCCGGTGCGATTACCTTCACGCTCTTCCTCTGTGAGAAGATCGTCGCTATAATCTAGATTCATAAACTCTTGTAAGACATATTTCTTATTCATTTTTTTCTCCTTTGAGTGCGGGCGCTACCCGCACGGTACAACTACCACGACAGCAGTTTGTTACGGGGCGTAACATCCACTTTTGCGTCCAAGCTCCCTTTCGTTCGGTGTTCAAGTTGGATACCTCCATCCGATATTACCATACACAATACATATGATGTAGCCGATGAAAGCGATCCCAAAAGCAAAGCGTTCACCAAACTAATAGTAAAAGTAAATAGTTCGGTATAGGGGTTAAGTATCATTAAGAAAACACCAACCCAAAAGCCAATACACATAGGGCAATGGAAAAAGTGATGTTTGGGGCGAATAGAGTCGAATACTTTAGCAAAAGCCAGTAGCTGAGTTGTTCCGTAAGAACACAGAACAAAATAAATCAGAGACATTAGTAGTAGTAGCCGTATCCCGCAAATGAATAGGTGGGATCCAAAGAGTTGGATCGACCTTCAGGGGTATCCTGGTATGGAGGGACTACACCGTAGGCAGTGGAATCCTTTGCGTTTGGATCAGTAAAGCGGTCTTCAATGTTTTCGTCATATTCTTCCGCTACGTGTTCGGCAGAGGCTGTCCTTTTCACATATTCGCTGATGCGGTATAAGATAGCCTGGAGTGGGTCAACTTCACTTTCTGTAGGATAGGTAGTCTCGACCATGCCATAAGCAGGACCACCACGGGGAGAGGCGGCGTCTGTGATGCCACCCTCAAAGAGGTCGTACATTAGATCTTTTTGATAATCATAAACGTCTCTTTCGACATTTGGTTTTGGCATCGTTATAATTTTACCCTCGGCGGGGCTGATGATAATATCCAGATATTGGTGATCGCTAATAATCAAGTTTCCATCAAGAGTTTTTTTAACTCGTAAAGAGACGGAAGCTTGAATAGGTCGTTTTTCTTCTGCGGCGTCGCCGAGTTTAATCGTTATGGGCATCTTTTTCGTATTCTTTTACTAGTTGCTGTAGCTTTAAGATCTTCAAAATCTGCTGCTCCGTTAGTCTGCTCACATTAAATTCAGAAAGTTGAGCTAAAACTTTTTTAGTGCTCTCAACCATTTGCTCGTCCTCTTTGACTTCCATCAACTGAAGAGATTCCGTCACACTTTGGTGAATTCTCTTCAGTTCTTCTCCTATATACAACCTAAAATCAACCTCGTTTTCATCGAACGAAGAAATAAAGCGATTTAAAGTCTCCCTTTGTTCGGGCAGAAGCTCAGCATAAGTGTTATTAAATCGCTCCGTAAAAGATTTTATCACCAAGTTATCCACGGGCTGAAGAGGTTTTTGGTCGCAAAGGTCGGCAGTTAAGGTCTCTATGATCTTCTGTTCCATGATTACACGGTTTTTTACAGGGAGTTTGTCACCAAAGATTTGCGCCAATGTGGCGTAAGACTTATAATCCGGAACAAAGTTATTAAAAACTTCTTTCCCCAATTGAGTGTTAACTTTTTTAATAACGGCTGATTGTTCCTTAAAGATGTCTTGCTTATCTAGCGAGTCATATTCGTGTTTAGCCCGCCAGACCATTTTCTCAGCAGTGTATCTATCGAGGCTATCCTGGTCCGATAACGCCTTGAAACATCCCAATTCGCCAAACAACACCATGCCACTCCTAAAGTGCTCTTTTAATATCGTCTTTATTTTTTGGGAACGAATCGGATCTTTTTCTACCACAGTTTTGGTTAATTCTCGGACTAGAGCTTCGTACAAAAAAGCTGTGTTTCTTTTTTTATTATGCTTGACCTTCATCTTTTTTTCCCAATTGTTGTATTAATTGCTTGATGTCGTGCTGTGTTTCAAACAACAGTTCTTCTTCTGTTTTTTGCCCTTCACTGTGGATTCCGTTAGCTAGACCGCTCATTTCTCCGTACCCTTTAAATAGTGCACGACGAGACGAACCGACACCTTCTCTGTTATAAGCGCCGTTCATGCTCCGGCGGCGAGCGCCTTGTTTCCACTTGGGGCTCTTAACCCTCATGTAGTCGTCACGCTGACCGGGGTCGGGCTCAGCCAGGAGTGGTCCACCCTCTGCTTCCTCTTCGTCGAACAAATCTTCGTCTCCTGAGTCGCCTCCCAAATCGCCTCCCAAATCGCCGCCCAAGTCGTCTCCGCCCAGGTCGCCGGCCTCGGGTACGGTGCCAGCCTCTTCAATGGCAGCACCCTGTAGAGCATCGGTGAACTGCTCTGTTTGAATTCTATCTATCTCTTCTTCTGAGATCTTGAAGATATTGCGGTATACCCACTGCTTCGAGAAGTAACCATCTGTAGCGGTGCCGGCAACATCAAACTTGGTTCGCATGTGCTCAAGCTCTTGAAGTTCTGCTATCTTTGATGGGTTGTTAAGTGTTAATTTAAAAGAGAGCAGGTCATTATTCCTGTATCCCAAGGTATAGAGATGAATAATACAAATCTTTTCCAATTCAGCAATGATCACTCGCTGGAGCCTTTGGATGGTCCTAGCAAAACGAATATCTTTCTGAGAAAGAGTTGTCTTATCTTCTTGGGCATCGGACTGAGCCAAATAAGCTTTTGGAACCTTGAGGGCTGAGAATAGCTTATCTCTCAAGTAGTTAACGTCGTCGATGTCTCCGGTGAATTGACCCCCGGCGAGCGTTTCAATTCTGGTATTACTAGCAGCGCCTCGGATAGGGATATAAAAATCCTCATCTACACTCATGGCGTTATAACGCAAATCAACTCGACCAGTGTCCTCATCGACAATCTGGTTTCGTTTCATTTGAGTTTTAACTTGTTCAATATATTGTTCTACGTCTTCGGCTGCCATATTGCCAACATCAATATAAAATACTCGGCGCTCAGGAGAGCGAACAATGCGATAAGCCATCATCGCATCTTCAAGCAAAGTAAGTTGACGCCAGATGCGCCTGGAGGGCTCAAGGACAGAAGTACCATAAGGAACATATTTATCGTTCCCTACAATTCTAAAGTGAGAGACTTGCCAATTTTCAAAAGTCACACCGGAATTGCCCTCAGCATTTTGCCAGTAGAATTGTATATAATTGGGATTAGTTGGGTCGGTGCCCTCAATGCGCTCCATTTCACGTACTGGTAACGGGATAACATTAGTAATGCCTAGCTTGTCGTCGATATCTAGGTAAAGATAATAATCCCCGTACTTGCAGGTGCTTCGGGCCCAGCCAAAAAGGTTTGCTTCCGCATTCAATACATTATACAGCAATGTGTTTAAAATATCTTTTATTTCTCGATTCTGGCAATCAATATTGATCAACGGATTAAAAGCGGTAGAAGTAGTAATCTCATCAGCATAGATATCCAGACCTGAAGCTATTTCCGGCATGTACTCCATCTGCTCAAAATCGGTATAGCGCATTTGCTTGTTGCGCTGATACAGGTATTTATTTGTCATGTCCCCGAAAGGATTGAAATACTCCTTCTTTTTGAATTCCTTGCCTGTACTACTCGTAAAAGTATACTTTGTAATGTCTCGCCGATTAGTTCTAATAGTAGCTGGTCTATCATAATCGACAATAGGTCCACTGAAAAGGCGGGTTAGCCTCTTGAATAGACCCGACTGCTTGTTACGTGGGTTATTGTTATTGTTAGTGTTATTGTTATTGTTAGTGTTATTGTCAGCCATCTTTATCCTTTAATGATCCAATTCAGGTCGTGAGTTTTGCCGTCTGTGCCTTTAAACGTGTGAGGGTTGCCTTTAAATCCGTGCTGCCCCTGTATTTTTGTATTTAGTTTAGTGGAGGAAACGGATATACTCGTTAATAGTGCCTTCTTGTAATCTGCCTCCCGTTGATTTGCCGTTAAGGCAGTTCCTCTCACCCAACAACCAATACATGCCGCAATTACGAGGTCATCATTATAACTCCTCATCGCTTGCGGTCTTCCATTGTGCCATACAAAAGTTTTAATTTCGTTAGCAAAGCGGAGTGAATTAATAGTAATTAGTTTATTTCTCACGAATTCTTCAAACTTCGCAATAACAAGTGGTCGAGTTTTCATCGACATGGTAAACCCAGCAACGCCGCCGAGTGCGTGGGCTGAGACTTCATCAACATATTCATGAGTTGATTTTATACTATAATACAGATTTTTATAGTCTAAGTCTTGAAGGCGTGTAAGTACCCCGATACCCAGAGAATTATTCTCGATGATTAAAAGGGCGTTATTATACTCTGAAGCTATCGAAAAAAGAAGCGGGGCGAACATATCCGGTGCTATCTTGCCCTGGTACTCAGCCACCTGTTCCATAGTCTGGACATCAAATACGTGAGCTACGCTAAAATCCGATCCATCCCCTCGGGCCACATCTGCTACTAGAATATATTCGCTTTGGGGAAGTGGTTCTTTCCATATCCAGTAATTTCTATCAAACCCAGTCTTATGAGTAGGATCGGTCGCCTGTTCGAGAATCAGTTTCAGGTCATCCCCGTGAATAACCGTGTCGCCTGATGCGTTAAAGTTACACTCAAGCTCTTGGGCGATTTCACGGCGAGACATGTTACGGGTTTCTTTTTCATACCAAGTATGATCTCTTTCAGGATGGACGTTCCAAGGGAGGCGAATGGTGTGAAAATCATTTTTATTTTCTTCAGCCTCTGTGTAGGTTTTATGAAACCAGTTACCAACGCCATTGGGAGTCGATAAGGCGATACAACGACCACCAGTTGATAGAGTGGGATAAAGACCTGCCCATAATTCATCAATACCCTCGACAAAAGCTGCCTCATCAATTACCAAAAGTGACAAGGCTTCTGAACGACCAGCGTCGCCCGATGTAGAGGAAGCCTTAACTTGAGAGCCGTTTGATAGTTCAAACGAATTTCGGTTGTCAATTGAGATATCCGATATCTTCAACCAAGGGGGAAGATTTTTATGGATGGCTTTGATTTTTTTGACAAGATTAGCGGCAGTGCTAAGTTTTGTAGCTACTACTAAAACGTTCTTGTCCTTGTGGAACAACATCAACCAAGCAACATACGCCGCTACCGTAGTTGAGATACCCAACTGGCGGGCCTTCAAAATAACGCTAAACCTGTTTTCTTTGAAGTCAGCCAGAGCCTCCTCTTGGAAGTCATAAAGATCAAAAGGAATCGAACCCCTCATTGGGTGAGAGATTTGTGCGTATTTTTTACAAAAGAAGGCCGGATCTTTGCCGCAGCGCACTATTTGCGCCATCATCTCCTTCTTGTTGAGAGGCATTTATCCCTCGGGGGTTTCTGGATTCTTCTTTGCCTTATCGTTGGAGGGTCTCTTATTAGACGAAATTTCCAAAAAATCCTTAAACTGTTTATGGTAATCTTTATGACGACGCTCGGCTGCTCTTTCGGAGCCCATCCTTATAGACTCTACTCCATCGAAGCCACCAACCGCATATTGTTTTTTCGCCTGGACCCAGGTGTGGATCCGAGAGGTTGTTTGAACCATAATATCTGCTTCTGAGTCTTCCGTCAGAGTTACGGTGTCTTTGGTAATATTTTTATACTCTTTTTTGAGAAATTTAATAATGTCACCGAACTTGCTTTCGATTTCGTTTTCAAATTTATTGCGGGGATGTAATTCATCTACCCTCATTTCTGCTTGGTAGCTTACGATCATCTTAGGTCCCGCAAAACGGACTTTAAAGCCATCCACAAGACGACTGTCGATGATCGGGTGTCCCTCTTCTCTGTTTAAACCTGTCTTTAAGCTCTCTCCGTCTTCATCCAGAGCCCCATCGTATGCGTTTGCGGCAGCTTGGTTCAAACCTTTAATTACATCTAGGACAGTAGCCATTACTTTCTTCTCCTTATAGCATATTCAATATGCTCTTGTGTTGGTCGGTCGCCGTTTTGCCATTCTTCTTCCCGATACTCAATAAAATCGGTATAACATTTATAACAGCTATTAAACCTATTCATATATAGGTCGTCTCTTCTGGAAAATGAATATGTTTTACAGACAGGACAAGTGCGATCCAAATTTTGACTACTTCGGCGTTTCGTAATCTTAATATCCCCAACTACGATCTCCTCTTTGTTTGCGGAGAGTTTATCTTTTTTATCCCGGAGGACCTTAAGCTGGTCGAGGTATTCTTTTTCCTTGTCCGGTTCCCACTCATTTCGGAAATCTTGTACAGTGTCTTTGCCATACTTCTCGGCAATAGCTCTCTCTATGGCAGCAATCTGCGTTGGGTCTTTTTTTGGCTTCATTGTCCCTGATGTACCGCCTTAACAATTGCGATAGACGTGCTGACGCCGATCGCAAGACCCGACAAGAGCCCCAGTGCGCCTTTGTTCCTCTTGAACCAAGTGTTGTCTTTTTTTATGGCTCCTTCTAGATTTTTAATAGACAAAAGATAAGTTTCTTCTAGTCGGGTACACACCCTCTTGTCCACGTCGCAAGAAGCTATCTTGGCCCTAGTATCAACTTTAAACTGTAAGAGTTTCCGAAATTCTTCCTCGCTTAATAAAATGCCAACATAAGTCTCGCTACCCTGAGTCACTGATGCTGAGCGGGGTTTGAACTCGGTGACGTCACCCGCAGCAGCAATAATGGGAAACAAAAATAAAGCTATAACTAAAATTCTCATATTATCTCTTTAGAAACTTTTTAAGACCCTCGATGCGCTTAGTCGGTCTCTTGAGACCGCTAACTAAAGTATAAGTCACAAGCTTGTCTTTCTTTTCGTCTTCGTAAATTCCCCGGTGTATCATAGCACCACCAGTTAAAGCAGCCAAAGTATCGAAGCCAAATTCAATGCTATCCATTAAACCAGCGGTCTCCTCAAAGATAACCTCGCCGCCGACGACAATACATGCCGCACCCGTAGCAGTTGTCAGATCAAAACCTTCAGCAAGAAGTGTTTTCTCTAAATTCTTCTTCAGGGCATTGGAGATGGCGGTTTCGCTCTCCAGATCTTTGACGCTAGTAACTCCCATAATCATACACCCAGATTGCTTCATTATACTGTCATAATCTGTAGCGTCAAAGGTGGTATACTCTGAGTCTTGGTTCGCCAGGACATTGAAGACGTGGAACAATCCAGCAACCGTATTATTGATGGTTGTCCAGAATTTCTTTACCGTGAGCTTCGGGTAAAGCTTTTTAATCTTCTCGTTGTCCACCATGATGAGGGGAGCGATCTTGCCTTTTTCAGCGAGCCCGCAAAGTTGGGTTATCCGAGTGTGAGCGTTTTTAGCTACCGTAGGGGAAGCTGACTCGCCGGCAGTCGGCAAAGAAGCAATGACTCCAACACGTTCATCAACGTTTTCAACGCCGATATAGGTGAAATATTTCTTAGCTATCTTGATGAGAGTATTTACTGTGCCGCCGCCGGAGCCGCCCGAGACGCCAAGGCAGATCAAAATGCGATCAACGTTGTTTCCAAAGATTTCACGAAATTTGTTGAACACTTCTTGTTCTTTGCGTTCAATAGCTGCCTGGGCCTTGTCCTGGTCTTTACCAGCGCCTTGGTCACCATGCTCATCAACAAGAAATTTCTGTTCATCGGGAATATCCAGACCGTTAAGGTCTGAGCGGGCGGTATTTACAACAATTGTCTTAGTGTATCCCATATCATAAAACGCTTTTGCCATACGACCGCCGCCTTGACCAGCGCCAACAATAGCATACGTCAACGCCCCGCCGGATTTATCTTCAACAGACTCTTCTTCTTCATTTAAATCCGGATCGTAATCTTCGATCTCTAGTGTGGGTATATCTACCATTTAAATTTCCTCCTCAAAGGTCAAGCTCCTCGTGGAGCCTTATTAGAGCTTTCAACCTTTCTTCACGATCTTCAATCTTTTTTGTTTCCGTGATTTTACGATCATAGATTTTCTTAATCGCTCCGATTTTATCTTTTTCCAGTGTAGCACGAATTTCGTTTTCTTTAATAGCTGATGTAATGTTCGTCTGAACTTCTTTTAGTAGGCGATTCCTATCTTCGGATGGGCGCACCAGATTGTACAACAGAACCAACAGACCCAACGCTGCTACAATTAACAAGATGATCTTCCAAGCGCCTTCTTTTGTTTTTATCCACAGCCAGTTCATGCACTATCCTCGTCCGTGCCTCCAAGTAGCAGCGATATCAGCAGCCCCTTGAAGACCTATATATGCCAAAGAAACCGCTACCCAGTCACCACTGGTCAAAGAACCCATTCCTAAAAAAACAGTTGCCGTGCCCCAAACAATAAGCTTGCGAGAAGCCCATTTGCCGAGAACTTTGTCAATCTTTTCTTGCATATCTACAGCACCTCCTGTGTAGCTATAATTAGTTCTGTTGTTTTCTTTTAGCTTGTTGGTGAATTTGTGCGTCGTTGGCTCGCACCGATACAATTTCTCCATTGTAACTTATTTTGGCTATTTTGGTCCATGTATAGTACTCTAGCAGGAGACCAATTTTCCATTCGGAATATACTTTTGGGATGCCGTGAAAGGTACACTCTCTAAACCTTACAAGGTCGCCGGCTCTCATGCTTCTGATGCCACCACTAAATCTTTTTCACTAACTTCATACATCCCCACAATGCCATAGGTAAGTTCCCACTCGTCAGAACACCACTGAACACTCCAATACCCCGGTATTCTCTCATAGGGTCCTACTACTAGCCCATAGGCACCCGAACCTCTTTTATCAAAGATGTTACTCTGTACTAAATCACCGGGTTTCATCTCAAGTCCCACTCATCATCCCAGACATTTTCGTCCCTTGGTTTCTCTGGGTCTTCGTGGAACCCTCTGATGCTCCACACAGTACTTAATCCTACCGGTAATCCTAAAATGGTTGAAAAGATCAATCCGCTTATTGCTGGATACTCTTGAAGAAACCACATCATATATTAATCACTGATTGACGTAAGCATAACCATCTTGACGCTCAATGTCAATAGTCATATCGGCAATGTCTTTGAGACTATCCAAGTGAGTAATCAAAAGCACAGTCTTGTAGTAGCCCTTAATCATTTCCATCACTCGCATGAAGCCTTCAAGGTTTTCGGCATCCAACGCTGTGCCCGGTTCGTCCATAATCATAATGTCAGATTTTGGTAGAGTTGAGACGTTGGTTAGGGCAATACGAATGGCAATCGCTGCGAGCGTTTTCTCTGCTCCAGAAGCCATCTCTAAAGGTCGTGCTTCGTATTTTGGATGCTTGATGAAGATGTCTAACTTATTCTTTTCTGCCTCAAAGAAAATCTCAAAGTCGGTGACGTTGGAAAGCACGGTGCTGACCTCTTCGTTGATGAGGGGGAGCATCCGCTTCACCACATCATAGCTGATGCCGTTGCTGTGGGTACATCGCATAAACAAATCGTAGGCAGCGTACTCTGTCCGCAGGTCTTCAAGCTCTTGCTTCTTGGTTTGGAGGTTTATGATCTGCTGTTCAATACCGCCGTGCTGTTTAATGAAATCCATAATTTTGGCTTCACAAATAGACAGTTCACTTTCAGCTAGAACCTTCTGATCGGTTAGATCGGACTGTTCTTGAATAAGTCCTTCACGGTTTTCAATAGCTTCTTTGTTGTCTTCGTAGGTTTGGATACGGTCGGAAGCAGCTTTGATATCATTAGTAAGCGTATTAATTTCATTGTTTGTTTTTTCTACCAGCAAATCAAGGCTGGTTGCTTCAGTTGACAAATTTCTCTGTTTCTCTAGGAGTTTCTCGTACTTTTCTTTTTGAGAACGAAGACTATCAACGCCCAATTCCTCAAGCGATTCCCTCTGCTGCTTAAGGTGACCCTCTAAAGAATGGATAGTGATTCTAGTTTCTGCCAACTTTGACTTGCTCTTGTAGGCGTCTTTAATAAACTTACACCCAGAATATTCTGGACCACAAGGAACTTCTCCCAAAAGCTTAACCCGCTTCTCGTAGGTTGCTCGGTTGCGATTCTCTAATTTAAGATTTGTTTCTAGATCTTGTATCTCTTCTTTAATGATCAATACTTCCGAAATCTGAGCTTCTAAAGCATCGCTATCATACTGTCCCAAGAAGTCACTGATCTTGGTCAGCTTCTCTAGGAGTATTCCCTTTTTTGTTTTTGCTCCCGAGATACGAAGTCCGCAGTCTTCTAGATCTGATTGTGCTTTTGTGAGACGCTTAT